CACGGCAACCCCAGCCAGAGGCCCCCCCAGCGCCGTTGCGATGGTTGGGGCTATTTGACCAAGTAGGGGGCCGAATTGATCAAGTAAGCTCATTTTCCCTTCTCCAAAAGCGTGATGCGTTTGTCGAGTGCAGCAATCATCTGAGCCGTATCAAATCTGATAGAGGCACGAGCGGCTGCTGCATCGGCCACCATATCCATGCGGCTTTTTTCAATGGCAGACATTGAGCGTTCACGGTCGAGAGTCATGGCCGCACGGGCCAAGGCGCTTTCCTTCTCGACCTTGCCAATCTGGTCGCTAAGGCTCTCGCGGATCTGTGCCATGTCGATGGTTGTGCCCTGCGGCGGGATGGCTTTGTTGTCGGCATTGACGACGACGGCGATCTTGGCCTTGAGCTGGATGATTTCGTTGTTTGCAGTGGACAGAGAGCCCATGAGGTAGACGACGCAAGAGAACAGGATCGGGATACCGGCGAAGACGATCTTCTCAACCAGTGCCCCCTTGCTGGCGCTCGCGGCCATCTCAAGGGCGATCTTTTCCTGCTTCTCTTCGGTCGTGCTCATTTGTCCGCCTTCCCATCAAGTTTGTCGTAGATCCGCTGGAACATGCTCTCAATGTGGTCCATCCGCTTGTCGAGGTCGTCCTTCATGACGTAGTTTCGGGGGAGGTCCACCTCAATCTGGTGAACGTCTTTTTTTAGATCCTGCACGGAATCCCAAAGTTGGCGCGCAAACCAACCACCGACGCCGATGGCGCCGCCTGCTATGGTGTTGATGAGGTTCTGCGTGTCCATTATTCAGCCTCATCATTGATGATTGCCGTTGAAGTGTCTCGGTCAATTACAAGCCTTCCCTCGCAAGCCAAGTTCCAATCCCCCATCGCCAGCTCATTATAGCACGGGACGTTGACTTTGAAATTCTTAAACAGATACTCTTTTTCGCCCTCAAACACGCGCCATTTGTGGTCAATGGTGCCCCTGCCGGGCTCACCGGCCGACTTGTTATAGCGGATAAGGTACTTCATCAAATGACTTCAGAAGCTGGAGCCGGGCACCCAACCGGCTCTGATTGCCGAACGGCAAGATTGAAATGCACGAACTGAATGGGTTTTTTAGAGGCGTGTCGGGTGAAAGAATGTGCAAGCCAAGCGTTTGTGAAGATCATCATGCCCGGCTCAGGTTGAAAGTTAATCATGCGACTAGCAGCGGATGCCATACTGCTATCAGCTTCACCTAACCCTGCCATTACACGCCCAGCTACGGGATCATGGAACACCACACGGGAGCAATCTTCAGGCGTCTGCGTAAAATAGAACCCTACAATCTGCGATCCAAACCCGTGGACATGCTGTTCCATTGAAGAGTGTTTGTAATGCTGTTGGCACCACATTTCAGTAAAAAATGTGCTGAGGCCTTGCATAGCATAGCCTTGACCTGCAAGAATTTCCCACGCCATTTGCCCAACAGCCTGCGAAAAGTCAGCCAAGCGCGGGTCATCATAGAAGCTGCCGGTCATGTAAACTGGGTAAATTTCGTCCAGCTTTTTCTGTTTTGCCTTTGCTACATGCTCGTCACATACAGTCCTAACTGATGGCAAAAACTCAGGACGCTTGACCATGTAGACAAGCGTCGGAAAATAAGTAAGAACCTGCGGCTCATTGGCCGCAAGCGCATCTGCTACTGGTGCTGATTGACACATGCCTGACCCCTCTAGGCAGTGGGGGGAGTAAAGACAACCCAAGAGAGAGTGGCTTCATCCCAACGGTATTTATGGCCGTCATCCGGTTTCGGCGTCGGCGCTAAATACTCTAACGTGGTTTCATTTAATGTCCATGAGGGGAAAGGCGGATTTGCCATGTATTCAGCAATCTTGTCGGCTTTTTCCTGATCCGTCATTGGGCGGATAGACCATACATCCTTGACGATGCCGTCAAACCATTCGTAGCGTAGTTCAGCCACTTCAAAAACTTCTGGGATGACATTTTGCGGAACGCGCTCAAACCTAGCAAATTGAGGCGGTAAATTATTCACGTCAATATGCGGAAACGCATGACGAAAATTGTCGCCAAAGATTGGATGCTCGAACGGCTGTCCGTTTCGGATTTGGATAAACAGTTCCATCATGGATACCCCACACATGTTGAAGGAAATTGCCTAGTTGTTCCCGGCCATACTATGCGAACTGCGCCATTGCCACCGTAACCAAAGCTGGCACAAAATCCGCTGCCGCCGCCGCCACCATAACATCCGCCATACCCACCGCCGCGTGGTTGATAAACACCACAAATAAGCTGTGAGTTAGTAGTTGATCCACCATTTGCCCCTCCTGATCCACCACCGCCGCCGTTCATCAATTGATTGCAACATGCAGAAATAGATGGCGTACCAGTTGCGCCCGAGCTACCTTGTCCAAACAAACCAACACCACCACCACCAGCTCCATGCCCGGTCAATCCGCTATAAGATCCACGGCCACCTGACCCCCCAGTGCCAGTATTTCCGGCGCCAGAATATCCGCCAGCGCCGCCCCCTGCGCCATTATAATTTGCCCCGCCATTACCGCCGCCATCGCCGGTATAAGTTCCGCCAGCCCCCGGACTCCCTCTTCCACCCTTTACCGTACAGACGTTTATAAAATAACTATTGCAACCACTTCCGCTAGATGTTCTTGCGCCTTTTCCCACAACAACGGTGTAGCTAGACCCCGGCGTAACGGATATGTTGTTTTTATACCCTAATCCGCCACCACCACCCGCAGTACCATTTGTTGTATTTCCTGTGCCACCACCACCAACAGCTACAACACTAACACTTGTTACTCCGGGAGGAGCAATCCAAGTATATGTAGCCGTTTGATTGCAAACTGTATTAAATGTGGTGCTTCCGCGCCGGTCATATGCGCCACATACTTTAGTTGATGGAAATTGACGAGTTGCGCCCGGCCAAACTATGCGAACACCTCCCGCTGAACCGGGGCTACCGTTCCATCCGCCACCGCCGCCATATCTACCGTTTGTGAGTGATTGACCACCCGAAATGCTACCATTTTGGCCACCCGATCCGCCGCCACCAGCACCGCAATTTACTGCATTAACGCCAGCCGCACCATTTGCACCTTGACCGTATAATCCTACGCCGCCACCGCCTGCTTGAGTATTGGAGAGCGAAAATCCGCCGCCGCCGCCACCGCCTGCACCAGCGGTAGCAGCAGCACAATTATTGCCACCATTCCCACCTGTTCCAGAATATCCACCAGCACCGCCGCCGCCTGCCGCTGTCAATCCGGGGACGCCGCTTCCACCATTACCACCACCATTGCCAGTATAAGTTCCGCCTGCGCCACCGCAGGCACCACTTTGGCCCTTGCCACCTTTCACAACAGCAGTGCTGACAAAATAAGAATCTGTGGTGCAAGAATAAGTGCCACCAATTCTAACTGTATAGGAGTTTCCGGGAGTAACTGAATAATTGTTTTTATAACCAAGCCCTCCACCTCCGCCAGCGTAATCAAGGCAAGCGCAACCATTCCCCCCGCCACCAACCGCCACAACGCTAACACTGGTCACACCAGTAGGCGCAACCCAAGTGTAAGTGCCTGGAGAGGCGTATGTGGTTGAGCAGCCAATATCCGGTAGCGGCCACGTTCCAGCTTTGATGTATTGGGTAGCTTGATCAAGCGTCCATATGCCAGACGCCGCCGATGTTGTCGGCGTGACAGGTGCCTTGGTGATGAAACCGCCGGGGTAGCGTTCAGACATTGAAGTGGCCTCTCGGGTCGAAGGGCTTGCTGGCTTCGTCTATTTCTTCTTGCGTGGCCTGACGCACAACCCATGTCATGCGCCATGTGCCGTTGTCGTTGATAGGCGCACCTTCGTAGCAACGCTGTGTAACGGGATCAATCTCTGGGGGATCAGCCCACTCCACAACCGCATACACGCCCTCTGGATCGAGAGCGATGTCGCCGGGGTGGCGAGGGTACTCGCCAGTTGAGAGCTTGATGTAGGCGGTCATAACTGCGTCACCGAGGAGGTAAATGAGGTAGTAGCGACTGATTGTGAAACGCTGGTGTTTGAAAGGGACGTTGCGGTTGCGGTGTAAGAAGTCGTGGCGCTAGTAAATGTTGATGTTCCATCTGTGTAAGAAGATGCCGCATAGACAACCGTGCTAGATCCAACGGTATATGATCCAGTTTTTGAACCGTCAGTTGGTAAAATAGCAAAAAGACCGCGAGTTTGAGTGTTGGATGTATTCCCTGAAATAGCCAATGCCCCATTGGGCATTATCTTAATGCTGGTGCAATTTGATGTATATGTGTTTGTGCTAGATCCCAAGTTTCTTTGCCACTGAATTGCGCCTGAGCTATCATATTTAGCAACAATTCCGTTTTTGGTGTTTTGATCTCCACCAACAACGTAGACGTTTCCAGAACTATCTACAGCTATGCCGTAGCCCGTCTGCGCTCCGGGGGCGCTCAGTGTTTTTTGCCATTGTAGCGTTCCAGATGAATTGTATTTTGCAGTGATGACATGCTCACCGCCACTAACAGGCGCAGCGCCAGTGCAATAGACATTCCCGGAAGTGTCAAATGTAACAGCATTGAATACTACATCATAAAAACCTTGATATAAATTTTTCTGCCACGTTATTGCGCCTGAAGTATCAAGTTTAAAAAGCTGCCCCCCTGTTGACGAATAATTTGCCCTACCGCAAAAATAAATATTTCCAGACGAGTCAATTGAGATATTGTTAAATGATCCTGAAATTACAACGGCTGTTCCATCTCCGTATTTGTATTGCCATTGAATTGTTCCTGAGCTGTTATATTTTACTATCTGCATATAATAAGGACTTGTCCCACCAGTAAGTGCAGTTCCACCACCATATATGTTTCCAGAGCTGTCTATGGCTACTGCATTTATACTCTGGTCTGTATTTCCAACTCTATATTTCCAGTTGGTAGTTCCAGCGGAATTGTATTGAATAAGCGCCCACTGGCTTGTCCCAGCTAATTGGCATGTCCCTGTAACATTACCTGAGCTGTCAACAACGATCCCATACGAATTGTTAAGTCCATCCAATCCTCGTTGCCATTGAATGACGCCGAGCGAGTTATATTTAACTACCTCGGCATATGATGAAGTGCCACCCTGATACCCGTTTGTATAAATGTTTCCCGTCGCATCAACATAAATATTGCTAAACGACCCACTATATTCAGAACTTAATTGTGCAAGTAAGAAAGTTGGCTGGCTAGGCCACCCACTCCCGACAATCGCCTGCATCTGCTGCGGCAGCGTCCAAACGCCCGTAGCCGCTGACGTGCTGGTCGTCGGCGCAGTCGCGCTAATTACACCGCCCTTGTAGCGTCTGGACATGGTTTATCCTTACGAGATCAGCTCATATGAAATGCTGTAGGTGATCTTGCTCGCCGTGCCGCTCGTCACCGTGATCGACGTTCCCTCCATCAGGTAGATGGCGGTTGTCTTATCAACCACAATCAGCGAGGCGTTAGCAGGCACCGAGACCGTCGAGATGATGGGGTAAGCCGTGCCACTAGATGGGGCCGAGCCCTGAGCCACAGCGCCATTGGTATACAGTGACACCGTGGCGTTGACGGCGTTCGTGCCATCAACGTTTGCCGCTACGATCTGGTTGATCTTGAAGACCGTGCCAGACGAGGCCGCATTGGGGAGCAAAACGACCGCTGTTGTGCCTGATGGCGTATAGTAGGTCGTCGTTCCAAGGATGGATGTGACGTTGACGATATTTGGGTTGGCCATGACAGCTCCTTACAGACCGAAAATGATGGAAAAAGCGATTGCCTGACCTTTGGTGGCGCCGCTAGATGAAGGCGTTACAAACGACAGATTCCCGGCGCCATCCGTCTTCAGAACCTGATTCGCCGTACCGTCAGCAGTCGGATACTTCAACCCAGCCGGGTTGTTCATCAGACGAATGACAGACCCGGTCGAGCTCTTGGCGTAGAGCGCCATGTCGCCGGTGTAGTAGTTGATGGCGAGCTCGCCATTGGTGAGGTTGCCAGCAACAGGCGCAGCCCCGGAAGTGGTGGTGCGGTAGAGCTGGATTGGGGTGTAGCCTGATGCCGCCATTTGAGAACCTCAAGGATTATTCGGCTGCGATTGTACTGGATTCAGGGGTTGCTGTCACGAACTCAAGGTTTTTGAGCAGCCGCTCGTTGCCCGGTTCCTTCTCGACCGCGATCCGAGCCTGTTCAATGGACTTCTGAGTAAGGCCAAGGTGCCAGGCTGCGATTGAGGCTAGATCATGCGGCTGGGCACCCCAGACAGCTGGGTCGCAGGTATAGACCATCATTCGGTCTACGATCTGCAAGGCGCGCATGGCGTAGGCGTAGCACTCTTCCCACCGACACTGACGGTACATGAGCATGGCCAATTCGCACCAAGGCTCGCGAGTGTTTGGCGCCTCAGAGGCTGCCATGTGGAAGGACTTTTCAGCCTCCGCCATCTCTCCAAGTTCATTGTGACACCTGCCCATCACACGATAGGCGTAGCAGCGTTCGTTCTGCCATGTGGCCCTGGGGAGGGCGAGATAGGACTTGCAAGCCTCAATGCTTTCACGCCACCGGGAATGGAAGCTAAGCTCTCGAGCATAGTAGAAGGCATTGCGGGGGCACTGCGGATCTTCCTTCACCGAAAGGTCAAGCAGATCCATGTACTGGCCACGGCTCTTGGTCGGATCCGGCTTGTGAACAGCCAAGAGCATGTCGGTTTGCGCGTAAACCTCTTTGATCCGCCCGTCCGGGACAGGGTATTCATGGCACGGGTGGTGCCACATGTAGCCGTGCTTTGCGTGGATCTTCTCGTAATAGAAGCTGATCCCGCATCCCCAGTCGAACATGTAGCGAAGGCGGGTGGTCTCGCCTTCCTTCCAAACACGCTCAATTTCCTCGCGCCACCCAGGCTCTAGAAGCTCATCAAGATCGAGGCTGATACATACAGTATAGTCCCGAGGTATAAGGGCAAGAGCAGCATTCC